GCTTTTTTATACTAAGTTGGCATTATAAAAAAGCATTGCTTATCAATTTGTTGCAACGAACAGGTCACTATCAGTCAAAATAAAATCATTATTTGATTTCAATTTTGTCCCACTCCCTGCCTCTGTCATCACGATACTGTGATGCCATGGTGTCCGACTTATGCCCGAGAAGATGTTGAGCAAACTTATCGCTTATCTGCTTCTCATAGAGTCTTGCAGACAAACTGCGCAACTCGTGAAAGGTAGGCGGATCCCCTTCGAAGGAAAGACCTGATGCTTTTCGTGCGCGCATAAAATACCTTGATACTGTGCCGGATGAAAGCGGTTCACGACGTGTAGATGCAATTATGGTTTCTCCGCCAAGAATCTCTTTGCATTTATCAAGTGTTTCCTTCATTGATATCCCAAGAGCATCAACACGCAATGTTGTTGGGATGGCAATCTTTACGCCGGTTTTGCTTTGCTCGACATAAAGATAGCCATCTACGATATCAGACCACTTCATTTCGCATAAATCCCCAACTCGCTGCCCGGTAACAACAGCCAGTTCCATTGCAAGTCTGAGCCAACATGGTGATGATTCTGCTGCTTGATAAATTTTCAGGTATTCGTCAGCCGTAAGTCTTGATCTCCTTACCTCTGATTTTGCTGCGCGAGTGGCAGTGACCGGGTTTGTTGTTATATGGCCTTCAGCTATTGCCTCTCGGAATGCATCGCTCAGTGTTGATCTGATTAACTTGGCTGATGCCGCCTTGCCCTCGTCTATGTATCCATTGAGCATTGCCGCAATTTCTTTTGTGGTGATGTCTTCAAGTGGAGCATCAGGCAGCCCCCTCCTTATTGCTTTAATTTTGCTCATGTAATTTATGAGTGTCTTCTGCTTGATTCCTCTGCCGGCGAGGATTTTTTCGTAGCGATCAAGCCATGAATGTAACGTAACAGAATTATCACTGTTGATTCTCGCTGTCAGAGGCTTGTGTTTGTGTCCTGAAAATAACTCAATGTTGGCCTGTATAGCTTCAGTGATTGCGATTCGCCTGTCTCGGCCTAATCCAAACTCTTTACCCGTCCTTGGGTCCCTGTAGCAGTAATATCCATTGTTTCTTATATAAAGGTTAGGGGGTAAATCCCGGCGCTCATGACTTCGCCTTCTTCCCATTTCTGATCCTCTTCAAAAGGCTACCTGTTACTGGTCGATTTAAGTCAACCTTTACCGCTGATTCGTGGAACAGATACTCTCTTCCATCCTTAACCGGAGGAGGGAATATCCTGCATTCGCGTACCCATCGACGAACTGTTTCAAGGCTTCTTGGGCGCCGCTGGCGTGCGTTCCACTCCTGAAGTGTCAAGTACATCGCAAAGTCTCCGCAATTACACGCAAGAAAAAACCGCCATCAGGCGGTTTGGTGTTCTTTCAGTTCTTCAATTCGAATATTGGTTACGTCTGCATGTGCTATCTGCGCCCATATCATCCAGTGGTCGTAGCAGTCGTTGATGTTCTCCGCTTCGATAACTCTGTTGAATGGCTCTCCATTCCATTCTCCTGTGACTCGGAAGTGCATTTATCATCTCCATAAAACAAAACCCGCCGTAGCGAGTTCAGATAAAATAAATCCCCGCGAGTGCGAGGATTGTTATGTAATATTGGGTTTAATCATCTATATGTTTTGTACAGAGAGGGCAAGTATCGTTTCCACCGTACTCGTGATAATAATTTTGCACGGTATCAGTCATTTCTCGCACATTGCAGAATGGGGATTTGTCTTCATTAGACTTATAAACCTTCATGGAATATTTGTATGCCGACTCTATATCTATACCTTCATCTACATAAACACCTTCGTGATGTCTGCATGGAGACAAGACACCGGATCTGCACAACATTGATAACGCCCAATCTTTTTGCTCAGACTCTAACTCATTGATACTCATTTATAAACTCCTTGCAATGTATGTCGTTTCAGCTAAACGGTATCAGCAATGTTTATGTAAAGAAACAGTAAGATAATACTCAACCCGATGTTTGAGTACGGTCATCATCTGACACTACAGACTCTGGCATCGCTGTGAAGACGACGCGAAATTCAGCATTTTCACAAGCGTTATCTTTTACAAAACCGATCTCACTCTCCTTTGATGCGAATGCCAGCGTCAGACATCATATGCAGATACTCACCTGCATCCTGAACCCATTGACCTCCAACCCCGTAATAGCGATGCGTAATGATGTCGATAGTTACTAACGGGTCTTGTTCGATTAACTGCCGCAGAAACTCTTCCAGGTCACCAGTGCAGTGCTTGATAACAGGAGTCTTCCCAGGATGGCGAACAACAAGAAACTGGTTTCCGTCTTCACGGACTTCGTTGCTTTCCAGTTTAGCAATACGCTTACTCCCATCCGAGATAACACCTTCGTAATACTCACGCTGCTCGTTGAGTTTTGATTTTGCTGTTTCAAGCTCAACACGCAGTTTCCCTACTGTTAGCGCAATATCCTCGTTCTCCTGGTCGCGGCGTTTGATGTATTGCTGGTTTCTTTCCCGTTCATCCAGCAGTTCCAGCACAATCGATGGTGTTACCAATTCATGGAAAAGGTCTGCGTCAAATCCCCAGTCGTCATGCATTGCCTGCTCTGCCGCTTCACGCAGTGCCTGATAGTCAATCTTGTTCATGTCACATCACCCTGAAGCCGTTGCATTTACGTAAGAAATCGCAGATATAGCCCTTCATTTTTTCATGCCAATCTCGATCATTCCCATTGCACCAACCATCAGGTGGAGTCCAGTTTTCTATCAGAGCAGCCATTTTCTTTGCTTTCTCCGGAGTAGCTGTTGCGGTATCGCAGTAATGACGAGTGTCAACCAACGCATCCATACCATCGATATCAAGTACGCAAAACCATGTGTGATTCGGAATTCCTACAGGTGGTATTTGTTGCCCACGTCGACGTTTATCAATAAGATATACACTCACTGCTTGCCTCCTTTGCGCCACATCGCATTCAGATATTTGTTTTGATTTACTGACGGAAAAGAATTTCTCTTAAGCAATTCCTCTCTCGATGGCATTGGCTTTACGCGTTGGCGAATAATCATTTCTGCCGGAAGAATGCCGGGATTGTATGCAAGTCCTCTCATTGTAAATTCCTCAGTCATTACTGATAGCGCCATAGCGTGAGCGGTAATTACGCAGGCGCGGGTCAATTTCAGGGAAGTGGGTATATGTGGCTTTGCGGAATGGTCGGATTGATGTCTGGTAAATTCGCTCGCGTTCTTCTTTCTCTGCAAGCCATATACAGTGGCGAAATTCCTTTTCCTCTTTCGTTTCCTGCGGTAGAGACATTATTCGATCGTAGTTTTTTCTGAATTTATCCAGCACCTCCGATACGGAATTGCCGGAACAGCGGCGCGCGTCGTCCGCACCATACAGAGGCGCTGGCATGATTTTCTCCTGATTAAATTGCGTGAATAGCGTGACGAGGGAAGGGGAGAGTTACTGGTGCAAAGGGTATATCGTCGTCAAAATCCATCGGAGGTTCGTTGTGTTGTGCTGGTGATGATTGCTGCTGTGGCTTCTGTGATTGCCTGCTGGCTGCTTGTTGTTTGCTGTCGCCAATGCCGCCAAGCATTTGCATCACGCCATTAATTCCGACATGAACCTCGGTTGTGTAACGGTCTTGCCCTGACTGGTCTTTCCACTTTCTGGTTCTCAGCATTCCCTCGAAATAAATCTGATCACCTTTTTTCACATACTGCCCCACGACCTCAGCCAGTTTCCCGGATACAGCAACACGATGCCATTCAGTCAATTCCTTTTGCTCGCCAGTATTTTTATCTCGCCATTGTTCTGACGTGGCTATTGTCAGGTTAGCGAACGCTGTTCCTGATGGTGAGTATCGAACTTCCGGGTCTTGTCCTACCCGACCAAGGATAATCACCTTATTTACGCCTCTGCTTGCCATTTATGCCGCCTGTTTTAGTTCGTTAACTCTGATGTTCATTACCTGAACGCATTTAGCCTGCGCCTCCTCGTTGCCAGCCATTAATTGCCAGTCACGCTGATAACGCTCGATGAGTTTTTTCTTGTCAGTTTCTGTTGACGCATAATCGCTGAAGTCTTTCAGGATTTGTTCGCAGTCAACCGATGGTGATTTCTGGTTGGTATTTTCTGGTGATGGTTTGTTATCTGATGCTGGGATTGCCCATCCAGGCAGCGATGGAGGGAGCCAGTAAAATCCTGTTCCATCTTTCAGTTTTGCCCTGTGCCATCCCTGCTTTTTATCGAGAGATGTTTGTGCGAAACCTTCCTCAAGGTTATACAGATACCGACCGATTCCCCACTGAACGGCAGCGCGCTTCATTGCACCGGAACGACCACCTTTTACGGCTTCTACCTGCGTGTTTTCAGCGGCATCCCATTTGGTTACCCATTCGGAATCAATCCTGATTGATATGCCGCATTCAACGCCGCCGTTGTTAGGAATATCGCGGTATTCATTGCGCCATCCTGCTTTGCCACAAACATCGTCCAGGCGTTTCATGATTGCCCTGTTCGTGACATAAGCCAGCACCATAGCCCACACCTTTCCATCGCGTGTTTTACCGCTTTGCTGTATTCGCCATTCGATATCTTCAGGGCTGAATGGCTCATCGAATTTGTTCAAATCCATAATTCACCTCAGAATGGACATGGCCCAAGGAAATAACGCTGATTTAATACTTCAGTCTTTGCCGCATTCAAAAATACGCGAACACCTTCACGATCTCCCTTCTGGCGATACATTAACGCCTGCTGCGTGTACATGCGTCTCTGTAACTTGCTCTCCTTCACCGTGGTTGCAAGTGACATGAATATCTCCTTCGTTACCGATTAATTCTTTCATCTGACGAATGAATTCTTCGTCTGACCAGTTATCCGTAAAACTCATGGACGGCCTTGTTGTTTCAAAATATCCCAAAGCTTTTCGAGCAAACTTTTCATTCTTGGTTGTTTAAAGTCTGCTCCGGTTAAAATATTTTTTCGTGAATGCTGTACCGATAAAATCGGGTTGAAAGGGCGAACCGATGCCGCCCCTGCAATAGCGAACTGTTGCATAGGATGCTCCTTCTGTTTGATTGCATAACGAAAACGCCTCGAGTGAAGCGTTATTGGTATGCATATAAAAAAGCCCCCACACTGGAGGGCAAAGAAGATTTCCAATAATCAGAACAAGTCGGCTCCTGTTTAGTTACGAGCGACATTGCTCCGTGTATTCACTCGTTGGAATGAATACACAGTGCAGTGTTTATTCTGTTGTTTGTTCCAAAGTGAATTTAACCAGCAATAAACTCTTCTGGTAATTTATCAACCAGTTGATGGCTTATTATCAGCCATTTGCCATCCTTCGTTTCGTATGCATATTTCTGGTCTTTTATCATCATGTGTTCGGCTACTGCCTTAACTGCCTGTTCGGTGACATCTTCTTTCTTTCCTACCCACATTCCTTTTTCAGTGTTTAATGTTCCTTGAAAAATACGACCGCTTAATGGGCTTGCGCCCATAGTTTTTACTCTCATGTATCAGTCCTCAAATAAGTGGTTTGCTGCGAAAGTAAATATGCTTAAGTTACCTGTTATTTATCCCACCAAGTTCCGTATCTATCTATCCAGTTACACCAATCATCGACACTCCATTTTGTTGTGTCGCATTTTGGCAACTGGCATGAATATCTACCTTCTTTGTAAAGTCGGCGTTTGACTTTCTTGAGCATGACCACCTCAATCGTAATAAGCTGGAATTGATTTTCCGCGTTGCTTCTGGCGGCCTGAGCAAGTCACACCCATTTCACTGCGTGGCTTGCGGTAGTAAATTAGATTTGTTCAGACAATAAAAAACCCACCGAAGTGGGCTATGACCATTTTTTATTTGGATTTCGTTGGTGAGCGTGATTAACAACTCTGTGCATTACATCCTCATATTTTTCATCTTCAATTTTTTCTACATCGCGAGGAAATGGTGTTGCTAATGCTTTGTCAACTTTGTCCATTGGTTCTTCATTAATCTTATATTCCGGACCGTCATCTATAGCATTAAATCCAGGTGTTACACCGTTTTTTAATGCATATGCTATCCTTTTTTCCCATCTCGCTATTCTCCTCCTGTCTCGAGATGTAAGACCTCTATCAGATACTTTTCTGTTTTGTCCGCGGTCAGGATTAACATAAATAGTCTTTTTCACCATAAGCATACTCAATAAGCACCGTACGGTAGTTTACTGTACAATTTTATTTTTTGGACTGCATGTATTTTGTTTCCTAACGGGTTTGAATCTTTGTAATAAATACTTCTATTTTTTCGAACGACTTCTTCTTTCTTCTTGCAGCAAAGGCTTCCTAGTGATGCTGCTTTGTCTGCTCTGACGCAACCAGAGAGCTTTAGCGCAATTTTTCGCGCCAGTGCTTCATTACTGCGTCGCTCGGCAATAAGTTCTGCTCTGCGAGCTTTGTAGCGGCTTTTTGCCGTACCTTTGGATTCTTTCCAGACAATGGTTACCATGATGGTCTCCTTTAAGTGGCTTTGGCGCATGACGCGTCGAGGTGCTTATCTTCTCGATCGCTGTCTTGCAGCTGCAATTCGCGCCATCCCCAAAACCACTCAAGTTCTGGTCTCAACGGTTAGGTTGAGAGTCCGTCGATGTTAAAGAGCCTGCCAATCTGTTCCGTTTGGCTTCCAGCGTCCTGCTGATGGCTTAAATTTAAGACTTCTTAATTTATTGGTCAAGTGCATTTTTGAAGAAAACTTAATTTTATGGACGTGAATTTAGTTTGTCTTTGATTTTTAACGGGAAATAAAAAAGGGGCGAAAGCCCCTTAAGGAAGGTTTGCTAGCTTGGCATCAACGACAACGCCAATGATTTTACAGTTCCCATTGATTTCAATCATTGGGTATTGTGGATTGAGTGGTTTCAGGAATTTTCTACCGGCATCAATAACTAACTTTTTGAATGTCGCCTCGTTTTCTCCTTCAAGTTTGGCGACTACCAGCTTTCCATTACGTGGTTCGACTTCTGGGTCGACGAGAATAATCATCCCCTCAGGAATACTCAGTCCTGCCGGGGCAGTCATTGAATCGCCTTTAACGTCGAGCCAAAAAGAGTCTTCAGAACAATCTACCGTTGTGTCGTACCAGTTATCTATTGCACGCCTATGATATGGCTCTACAGCTTCCATCCAACATCCTGCGCTTACCCAACTAATTAGAGGATACGAACCTCTTGGATCATGCCTGCTGTGATAGGCAATGTTTGAAAGACTATCCTCTCCTTTCAACAGGTAATCAGGGGAGCACTGCAAAGCCTTGGCTAAGGCCAATAGGTTTTCGCCATTGGGCTCAGTTTCAGATCGCTCCCATTGGGAAATAGCAACATTAGACACGCCAACCATCTTGCCAAGGGCAGCCTGCCTAATCTTGAGTTCTTTTCTGCGAGCGCGAATACGCTCACCCATCAGTTGTGTATTCATAGTTAAGACATCTTAAATAAACTTGACTTAAGATTCCTTTGGTGGATAATTTAAGTGTTCTTTAATTTCGGAGCGAGTCTATGTACAAAAAAGATGTTATTGACCACTTCGGAACCCAGCGTGCTGTTGCTAAAGCACTAGGCATTAGCGATGCAGCAGTCTCTCAGTGGAAAGAAGTTATCCCAGAGAAAGACGCCTATCGATTGGAAATCGTTACAGCTGGCGCCCTGAAGTATCAAGAAAGTGCTTACCGCCAAGCGGCATAAGCAAATTGCTCTTTAACAGTTCTGGTCTTTCACCTCTAACCGGGTGAGCAAACATCAGCGGCAAATCCATTGGGTGTGCCGCTATAACTCAATATCAATATAGGAAAATTAACAAATGGCACAAGCAAGCTACAGCAAGCCAACACAGCGAGAAATTGATCGCGCTGAAACTGATTTACTCATCAACCTGTCAACGCTTACCCAGCGCGGTCTGGCAAAGATGATTGGCTGTCATGAATCGAAGATAAGCAGAACGGACTGGAGATTTATTGCTTCGGTCTTGTGTGCTTTCGGAATGGCATCAGACATCAGTCCGATTAGCAGGGCTTTTAAGTATGCGCTTGATGAAATCACAAAGAAAAAATCCCCGGTGGCCGCCGGGGACTCTAAGCAAATTGATATGCAATTCTGAGGGAATTACTGGATCAATCCACAGGAGTCATTATGACAAAACGTCGTAAGAAATACCAGGAAAAAGAAGAGATTCGACACCCTGATTCACCTGAGGGATTAGTGGTAGCCGCAGCAAATAACAGGGCGTTCGCAGAGCGCCTTGTTGGTGTTTACAGACTAGCCAAAGCAGGAGTGAAACATGGGCGTCGTTAAGTTAGCTGATTACAGGCCTCAACTTGAGGTCGTGGAGCATCGCGTGGCAGATACCGAAGATGGTTTCATGCGCGTTGCTAACGAGATTACCGACAGTCTGCTGATGGCTGATTTAACCGTCCGGCAGTTGAAGGTGATGCTCGCTATCATGCGCAAGACATACGGATTCAATAAGCCGATGGATCGACTCACAAACACGCAGATAGCAGCCATGACAGGTATTCATCACACTCATGTTTGCGCTGCCAAGCGCCAGCTTATCGAGCGTAAATTCCTCATTGCTGATGGCGTGAAAATCGGAGTGAACAAGGTGGTTTCTCAGTGGATTAGCCAGGACAGCTTAACATTAGCTAAAGCAGCTAATAAAACATTAGCCAAGTCAGCTAATGGGTATAAGCCAAGTCAGCTAAACACAAAAGACAATATACAAAAGACAATAAATACAAATACCCCCTTACCCCCTAACGGGGGAGGCGATGGGCAGGTTAAACCTGAACGTCGCAAGGCAGAACGAATCGACTACGAATCCTTCCTGAACGCCTACAACACCGAAGTCGGTGACAGACTTCCACATGCTGTTGCGGTCAACGAGAAACGCAAACGCCGCCTGAAGAAAATCATCCCGCAACTGAAAACGCCAAACGTGGACGGTTTCAGAGCGTATGTCAGGGCGTTTGTGCATCAGGCCAAGCCGTTTTACTTCGGAGACAACGACACGGGATGGACGGCAGATTTTGATTACCTGCTGAGGGAAGATTCGTTAACGGGAGTACGGGAAGGGAAGTTTGCAGACAGGGGGATTGCATGAAACAGGATATCGAAGCGAGCGTTATCGGTGGCCTGCTGATTGGTGGATTAACTCCAACCGCCAGCGACGTTCTGGCAACGCTGGAGCCGGAAGCGTTTTCAATTCCGCTCTACCGGAAAGCCTTCGAGGTTATCCGCAAGCAGGCGCGAAACAGAAACCTAATCGACGCGCTGATGGTTGCCGAGGCGTGCGGAGAGGAGCATTTCACGTCAATCCTGATGACCAGCAAGAACTGCCCGAGTGCCGCAAACCTGAAGGGATATGCCGGAATGGTCGCGGATAACTATCACCGTCGTCTGGTGCTGGAAATCATGGATGAAATGCGTGAACCAATTCAGAGCGGAACCATCGATACATCGAGTCAGGCGATGGACGAGCTCGTAAAGCGTCTTTCAGCCATCAGAAAGCCCCGTGACGAGGTTAAACCTGTACGGTTAGGGGAAATCATCACTGACTACACTGACACGCTTGACAGGCGTCTGAGGAACGGAGAAGAGTCAGATACCCTGAAGACCGGAATCGAAGAACTTGATGTCATCACCGGAGGGATGAACTCGGAAGACCTGGTGATTATCGCTGCTCGTCCGGGTATGGGGAAAACCGAGCTGGCGCTGAAGATTGCCGAAGGCGTTGCAAGCCGCGTTATTCCTGGTTCTGACGTCCGGCGCGGAGTGTTGATTTTCTCGATGGAAATGAGCGCATTGCAGATCGCAGAGCGAAGCATTGCCAACGCCGGGAGGATGTCGGTTAGCGTACTGCGAAATCCTGCATCGATGGATGACGAGGGCTGGGCACGTGTTGCTAAAGGCATGAGTCAGCTTGCAGATTTGGATGTATGGGTAGTCGATGCCTCGCGGTTATCGGTCGAAGAAATTCGCTCAATCGCAGAACGGCACAAACAGGAAAATCCAAACCTGTCACTCATCATGGCGGATTATCTTGGCCTGATTGAGAAGCCGAAAGCAGACCGCAACGACCTCGCAATTGCTCACATCTCAGGAAGCCTTAAGGCGATGGCGAAAGACCTGAAAACGCCAGTTATCTCCCTGAGTCAGCTTTCACGCGATGTTGAGAAGCGACCAAACAAACGCCCGACAAACGCAGATTTGCGTGATTCAGGAAGCATTGAACAGGACGCAGACTCAATCATCATGCTCTATCGGGAAGCGGTATATGACGAGAACAGTAGCGCCGCGCCATTTGCTGAAATCATCGTGACGAAAAACCGTTTTGGCTCGCTTGGTACGGTTTACCAGCGGTTCTGCAACGGACACTTTGTTGCATGTGACCAGGATGAAGCCAGACAGATTTGCACAGCATCAAATGCACCTGCTGCGCGTGGCAGACGATATGCACAAGGGGCGGACGTATGACCATCTACATCACTGAGCTTGTAACAGGCCTGCTGGTAATCGCAGGCCTTTTTATTTGGGGGAGAGGGAAGTGTGGCTGACTGGCAAATTCCAATCATCATTCTTGCCGGAGCTTCGCTGGTTGCTGGCTTTATCCTGCTGAAGAAGCATAAAGACCGTGATCAAAAAGTCGAAGTTCTCTATGGGTATCCAGCGAACTGCACAACATGGCTGACCATTTACCACTACCGAAAATCAGGCCGCTGGGTATTCGAATGGGATGATCTGTTCGCTGAAAAGCGACCAAAGTCATGGGGAGACATCAGCGAATGCATGATGTTTGAAGAAAGAAAATCCGGCGCAACCCGAGAAGAGTTTAACGAAGCGTGGGCGCGATTAAGTGAGAGAGGGTATTTGTGAGCAAGTACGAAAAATTAGATCAAAACATTCTTTCAATGCTGAGTGAAAGACCAACACCTGTTTTTGATATCTGGCTTAAATGGCGGAGCAATGGAATGTATATCGAAACCATCGATCGCCGTATGCAATACCTGAGAAAGAAAGGGCTTGTTGCAAATGTGCGTGGGAAGGGTTGGGTGAAAATTAACCTGTCATAACGGGGATTGATATGGACGAATCAAGAAAGCAGTTTGAAGAATGGTTTAAAAACAAATATCACGTTTCAAGTGACGTGATGAAGATTATGCACATCAAGGTTGAGATTGCATGGGAGGCATGGCAGGCATCGCGAGCAGCTATTGAAATTGAGTTGCAAAAGCCAAAGAAAGGCCCTCTTCCCGGTGATTATCACATTGGCTATGACTCAGGTGCAGAATCACAATACGAAAGCGATGTAGAGGCCATCCGCGCCGCTGGAGTCAAAGTGAAGGAGTGAGTATGAGCGCATACGAAGAAATTATGTTAGCCCTGCGATTCTTTTTCGGTGTGGAAGAAGATGAAAACGTAAATGAGATTATCGGGCAAGACCATGACCCGATAGGGACTATTGCAGCTGCACTTGACGATTACAGGAGCGTAAATGGTGAGGAAACTAACGTTTGAACTAAGAAGCCCCATCCATCAGCAGAACGCCATTCAAGCTATCCAGCAAATCCTTCCAGACCCAACAAAACCAATCGTAGTAACCATTCAGGAACGCAACCGCAGCTTAGACCAGAATCGAAAGCTTTGGGCTTGCCTTGGTGACGTCTCTCGTCAGGTTGAATGGCATGGTCGCTGGCTGGATGCAGAAAGCTGGAAGTGTGTGTTTACCGCAGCATTAAAGCAGCAGGATGTTGTTCCTAACCTTGCCGGGAATGGCTTTGTGGTAATAGGCCAGTCAACCAGCAGGATGCGTGTAGGCGAATTTGCGGAGCTATTAGAGCTTATACAGGCATTCGGTACAGAGCGTGGCGTTAAGTGGTCAGACGAAGCGAGACTGGCTCTGGAGTGGAAAGCGAGATGGGGAGATCGGGCTGCATGACTATCAAATCAAATACGCCAGCACACGACAAGGACTGCTGGCAAACGCCGCTTTGGCTTTTTGATGCACTGGATATTGAGTTTGGATTCTGGCTGGATTCGGCAGCGAGCGACAAAAATGCTCTGTGTGCTCACTGGCTAACTGAGGCCGACGACGCGCTCAATTCTGAGTGGGTAAGCCACGGTGCAATCTGGAATAACCCACCGTACAGCAATATCAGGCCGTGGGTGGAAAAAGCCGCTGAGCAGTGCATACAACAGCGACAGACGGTAGTTATGCTTGTGCCAGAGGATATGTCAGTCGGATGGTTCAGCAAGGCTCTGGAGAGTGTCGACGAAGTTCGCATTATCACTGATGGACGGATTAATTTTATCGAACCATCGACAGGGCTGGAGAAGAAGGGAAACAGCAAAGGCTCCATGCTGCTGATTTGGCGACCGTTCATCAGTCCTCGACGGATGTTTACTACCGTATCCAAAGCGGCATTGATGGCGATCGGGCAGGGCGTCAGGAGGGCGGCATGAGGCGACAGCGACGAAGTTTCACCGACATCATCTGCGAAAACTGCAAATACCTTCCAACGAAACGCTCCAGAAATAAACGCAAGCCAATCCCGAAAGAATCTGACGTAAAAACCTTCAACTACACGGCTCACTTGTGGGATATCCGGTGGCTAAGACATCGTGCGAGGAAATGACAATGGATTATTCACAGTTAAATGATTTTGAAATTAACAGAATGGTAGGAGACATAATTTTTAAAGGCCTTTGGGCATGTAAACCGGAAACATCAGGGAATAACACCAACAAATGGTATTACGGAAATGCTGATACAACTTTTGAGCCATTAAACCCTTTACCTGACTACTGCAATGATCCTAGCGCCTCATGGCCGATTATTGAGAAGTACAGGATTAGCATTATCAATCTCGATGAAGACGAGTGGGGTGCACGTGGTGTGGCCGACTGTAAATCTAAGCGAGCTATACATGAAAATTCCCTCCGCGCCGCCATGATTGTCTTTCTCATGATGCAGGACGCCAATAATGCTTAGCCCATCCCAATCCCTCCAATACCAGAAAGAAAGCGTCGAGCGAGCTTTAACGTGCGCTAACTGCGGTCAGAAGCTGCATGTGCTGGAAGTTCACGTGTGCTCCGATTGCTGCGCAGAACTGATGAGCGATCCGAATAGCTCGATGCACGAGGAAGAAGAAGATGAGTGATTCCTTTAGTAGCTCTGATTATTTGTATTTGGTTTTAGTACCTGTGGCAGAAGTATTCCGCTCTCGATTTCCTGAAGGCTCAGCACCATTTAATGCCATTAGCACTTACTCAAAATGCAGAGTGAAATTTACAGGTAAGCGGCTGGAAAGAGAGTGGCAGCAATTCTGCAAAAAACATGACCTAAAAAATGACCCTGAACTGGAGTATTAAATGGCTAGTATACGCAAAGAAGCGCGCGGCAGAGAATGCCAGGTACGTATTTACGGCGTATGCAATGGCAATCCTGAAACTACAGTTCTGGCACATTACCGGATGGCTGGAATTTGCGGAACGGGAATGAAGCCTGACGACCTGATCGGCGCATGGGCTTGTAGTGACTGCCACGCGGAGATCGACCGACGCACCCGGATTCTCGACAACAAAGACGCCAGACTTTACCACCTCGAAGGCGTGATCAGGACGCAGGCGATACTGCTGAAGGAGGGGAAGATTAAGTCATGAACGAATATCAGTTTGTGCTTCCATACCCGCCGTCGGTGAACACCTACTGGCGAAGACGGGGAAGCCAATACTACATCAGCGATAAAGGCCAGAAATACCGAAAAGACGTTCAGCAAATCATCCGCCAACTCAAGTTAGACATTTTCACCAAATCACGACTACGAATCAAAGTCATCGCAGACGTTCCAGACTCCCGCCGCCGCGACCTCGACAACATTCTTAAAGGTTTACTCGACTCCCTTATCCACGCCGGATTTGCGGAAGACGACGAGCAATTCGATGACATTCGCGTAATTCGTGGCGTGAAAGTACCAGGCGGAAGGCTTGGAATAAAAATCACCGAACTGGAGAACGTATGAACGCCACAATTCAAACGATACCAGAGCTTCTTATCCAGACACGAGGCAATCAGACCGAAGTGGCGAGGATGCTTTCCTGCGCAAGAGGAACAGTGCTCAAGTACAACCGAGACAGCAAAGGCGAGCGTCATGTAATAGTTAACGGCGTCCTGATGGTCAAACAGGGCAAGAGGGGAAGACGATGAGCATAAGAGAACTAAACCTCACCAAAGAGCAGCACGATTGGCTGAATGGCTGGCTTGAACTGTGGGGAGCATGGGTTTATTCAGGTCGTCTTGAAAAGCGCATGAGCAGCGTAATAGCGAAGTTCATGGAGAGCGTAGAGCCGGGAAGAGTTATGACAAGGCCGATGTGCAATGATGATGATGGAATGTTGATTTCTCAGGTCGTCGATTCCGTCATGTACATTGACAAGAAAGCCTTTGGCATCCTCCTCAGCTACTACGCCCACGGTTCTTCCAAGCACGCCATTGCATCTTACTATCATCGCGTCGCAAGACCTCGCAAGATGTTATGCCGGGGCGGCGGGCGCATTCAAAAACCATCGCTCGCAACCTGTCGTCGGGAAGTTGACGAAATCCTCAATGCCTCGTTGTTTATGATTTACCCGGTTCTGGATAGTGCGTTTAAAAACCGGAAACGTGTAGAGAAAATTAAACATGTAGCGTAGAACGTGTTGACATCATTGAGCAAATGAGCAACACTATTCGCATAAGCTGCCGTTAGTGACTCTTAAGTTGCAACGGTGGCTTTTTTTGTTTGCACAACAGGCAAGAGCATTGAACCCTCAGACCTCGCGGAATTGGTGAAAGGTGCCGCGCAGTGCTCTTATCGTTGTGGTGAATGCACAGGCTGATGTGTAAGGGCAAGAATCTTTCGCTGGATTCGGTGTGGCCACGTAGCCCGCTGTAGGCAGTTGCAGCAAACCGGAGATCAGCACCGGTCGCCACAATCCAAACTGAGCCGTAGCCACTGGATGTCCTGAATTCATCAGTGATAGTTATGCTGCGGCCTTCTACACATGATCTTCGTGAAAGCGGGTGACAGGAGGTCGCGCTAACAACCTCCTGCCGTTTTGCCCGTGCATATCGGTCACGAACAAATCTGATTACTAAACACAGTAGCCTGGATTTGTTCTATCAGTAATCGACCTTATTCCTAATTAAATAGAGCAAATCCCCTTATTGGGGGTAAGACATGAAGATGCCAGAAAAACATGACCTGTTAGCCGCCATTCTCGCGGCAAAGGAACAAGGCATCGGGGCAATCCTTGCGTTTGCAATGGCGTACCTTCGCGGCAGATATAATGGCGGTGCGTTTACAAAAACAGTAATCGACGCAACGATGTGCGCCATTATCGCCTGGTTCATTCGTGACCTTCTCGACTTCGCCGGACTAAGTAGCAATCTCGCTTATATAACGAGCGTGTTCATCGGCTACATCGGTACTGACTCGATTGGTTCGCTTATCAAACGCCTCGCTGCTAAAAAAGCCGGAGTAGAAGATGGTGGAAATCAATAATCAACGTAAGGCGTTCCTCGATATGCTGGCGTGGTCAGAGGGAACTGATAACGGACGGCAGAAAACCAGAAATCATGGTTATGACGTCATTGTTGGCGGAGAGCTATTCACTGATTACTCCGATCACCCTCGCAAACTTGTCACGCTAAACCCCAAACTCAAATCAACAGCAGCCGGACGTTACCAGCTTCTTTCCCGTTGGTGGGATGCCTACCGTAAGCAGCTTGGCCTGAAAGACTTCTCTCCGAAAAGCCAGGACGCTGTGGCACTGCAACAGATTAAAGAGCGTGGCGCTTTACCGATGATTGATCGCGGTGATATTCGTCAGGCTATCGACCGTTGCAGCAATATCTGGGCTTCATTGCCGGGCGCTGGTTATGGTCAGTTCGAGCATAAGGCTGATAGTCTGATTGCAAAATTCAAAGAGGCTGGCGGAACGGTCAGAGAGATTGAGGTATGAGCAGAGTCACCGCGATTATCTCCGCTCTGATTATCTGCATCATCGTCTGCCTGTCATGGGCTGTTAATCATTACCGTGATAACGCCATGACCTACAAAGAGCAGCGCGATAAAAAAGTCAGTGAGCTGAAGCAGGCGACTGCCACCATTACTGACATGCAGCAGCGCCAGCGTACTGCTGATGCACTTGATGCTAAATACACGAAGGAGTTAGCTGATGCGAAAGCTGAAAATGATGCTCTTCGGCGCAAGCTTGATAATGGTGGCAGGGTGCTCGTCAAAGGAAAATGCCCTGTGCCATCCTCAGCCGAAGCCTCCAGTGCCTCCGGCATGGGCAATGATGCCACCGTCGAACTCTCTCCAGTTGCTGGACGAAACGTTCTCGGTATCCGGGACGGAATTATCCGCGACCAAACAGCACTGAGAACGCTTCAGGAATACATCGGGACGCAATGCCTTCGATGATAGCGATAATTTTACTCATCATCCTTCACATCTGGCTCTGTAGACAGGGTGGTGATCACTTCTGGAGTGAATCCAGATTAAACATCTCATTGCTGATGCTTGATATTGAGCATCTTGCGCGCGGTAAGGGGCTGCGTTGAGATAAGAGCCAGTCATCACAAACACCAGGATTTAGCCTCGCATTTGCGGGGCTTTTTTATATCTGCAACAAACGCGCTTCACACGCGCGACTTCTGAACACAGAACCTTTCAGGATGACCCTTGAGGATGCCGGTTTGGTGATCGGTGCCTTTCTGTGGGCCGGAATCCTGTGTGACAAGGTTCATCACTAAAAGGTAATCACTGATGAAGTACCCAACAGTTATTGTCAATGGTGTGTCCGTTCGTGTTGATGAGGATGGACGCTACAACTTAAACGATCTCCATGCAGCAGCAGTTGCAAATGGAGAGGCTACAGAGCAACAGCGCCCAAGCCAGTTTTTGCGTAGCGCGCAGATAAAACGCTTCATAAAAGCACTGGAGGCCAAAGTGCAAAAAAGCACTTTGGAACAAATTCAACCACTTAAAATAATCAAAGGTGGTGCAGAACCAGGTGTGTGGGGTGTTGAACTTCTGGCAATCAGATATGCAGCATGGATTAAGCCGGAATTTGAAATCGAAGTTTATGAAGTTTTCAAAACGGTTGTCCGTCTCGGCGTTGGCGCAATGTCCCGTCTGAATAGAATCGATCACATCATCAATACTGAAACCAAAGCGATAAGCCAGTGCGCAAGCCAAATGGCTAAGTGGGGCGTTGGTGGGCGAAAAAGATTGCTTCATGTTGCACGTGAGAGAGCGGCAAATGAAGTGCAAATGTATTTGCCCGGAATGGTGTGATTTCGCAGGTTAATCCAGTTTTTGCATTACGGCAGTACAGCGAAACAACCCAAGCCAGTAAGTGGGGAAATAACACTGGCAGCCACTGAAAGATGAACCTCCTGCCTTATGGCAAAAAAGATTCTTTGTGGTGGCGGACTGATGGAAAGACATCGGTTATTGCAGAGACCATTCAATGAGTGGTCTCGACAATGGCTTATACCCTACACGGGATAACTTAACTGATATCCCTTTTAACGGATAAACGGAGCCAACAATGACAGAGATTATTCCCATGACTGAAGAACAGAAATTCCAGTTAGAGATTTACAAACTGGTCATGAACCAGAACGCAGCCGCAGAAGAAGCATTTCAATTCATTGGCACTGACGAGCTGAAGCTTGAGCTATTCAAAATTCACTTCCAGTCAGGCGGCGCTAATTCAGATATCACGATCCGCACATTCGAAGCGGTGCGTAAATCGAAGGAAGCGTTAGACCTGTTCACTGCCGGAGCATGATGTGAGCCGCGTAATCAATTTGGGTAAGGAGAAGAAATTCCCAATTACTCAAGAGCTATACGAGCGGCTTGAAAGCGTCATCCATGATTACGATGGTGAAATCAGTTTATGCGAGGCGATTGGCGCACTCGAATTGCTGAAGCAGTCACTGATTGAAGGCGCGAAAGAGTCCTCAACCTGAAATGACAATTAAGTGAGATGAATATGGCGACTGAACCAAAAGCTGGTCGCCCCTCTGATTATATGCCGGAGGTGGCTGACGATATCTGCTCGTTGCTTTCTTCTGGCGAAAGTCTGCTGAAAGTATGTAAGCGTCCTGGTATGCCGGATAAGTCCACTGTTTTCCGCTGGTTGGCAAAGCATGAGGATTTTCGCGACAAGTACGCGAAGGCAACTGAGGCACGAGCTGATTCTATTTTCGAAGAGATATTCGAAATTGCTGACAATGCGATTCCAGATGCTGCTGAGGTGGCAAAGGCAAGACTTCGCGTTGATACCCGCAAATGGGCGCTGGCCCGAATGAATCCCCGTAAGTATGGCGACAAGGTAACTAACGAGCTTGTCGGTAAGGACGGCGGCGCAATCCAGATTGAAACATCACCGATGAGTACTCTATTCGGAAAATGACCTCGATTAATCCTATCTTTGAACCGTTCATTGAGGCGCATCGCTACAAAGTCGCCAAAGGCGGTCGAGGTAGCGGTAAGTCATGGGCAATTGCGAGGCTGCTTGTTGAAGCGGCGCGTCGGCAGCCTGTGCGTATTCTCTGCGCTCGTGAACTGCAAAACAGTATCAGCGATTCGGTAATCCGGTTGCTTGAAGATACCATCGAGCGTGAAGGGTATTCGGCTGAGTTTGAAATTCAGCGTTCCATGATTCGTCATCTCGGAACGAATGCTGAATTCATGTTCTACGGCATAAAAAACAACCCGACGAAGATTAAATCGCTCGAAGGCATTGATATCTGCTGGGTGGAAGAAGCGGAAGCGGTAACGAAGGAATCATGGGATATCCTGATACCAACCATCCGTAAGCCGTTCTCTGAAATATGGGTGAGCTTTAACCCGAAGAACATACTCGACGATACCTATCAGCGGTTCGTCGTAAATCCTCCCGATGATATTTGCCTGCTGACGGTGAACTACACCGACAACCCGCACTTTCCTGAAGTTCTCCGGCTGGAGATGGAAGAGCGTAAACGCAGAAACCCGACACTGTATCGTCACATCTGGCTTGGTGAGCCAGTGAGCGCAAGTGATATGGCAATCATCAAACGTGAATGGCTTGAAGCTGCTACCGATGCGCACAAGAAACTCGGATGGAAAGCGAAAGGCGCGGTTGTTTCTGCGCATGACCCATCAGACACAGGGCCAGATGCTAAAGGTTACGCATCGCGTCACGGTTCGGTAGTTAAGCGCATTGCCGAAGGCCTGCTGATGGACATCAACGAGGGCGCTGACTGGGCTACTTCTCTGGCGATTGAAGACGGCGCTGACCACTACTTGTGGGATGGTGATGGTGTTGGTGCAGGTCTACGCAGACAGACAACGGAAGCGTTCTCCGGTAAGAAAATCACCGCCACGATGTTCAAGGGCAGCGAATCGCCATTCGATGAGGATGCGCCTTATCAGGCCGGGGCATGGGCTGATGAAGTCGTACAGGGTGACAACGTTCGCACTATTGGTGATGTGTTCCGCAATAAGCGAGCGCAATTCTATTACGCGCTGGCTGACAGGCTTTATCTGACATATCGGGCGGTTGTCCACGGTGAGTATGCAGACCCCGACGACATGCTGAGTTTCGACAAAGAAGTGATAGGCGAGAAGATGCTGGAGAAGCTGTTTGCAGAACTGACGCAGATTCAGCGCAAATTCAATAATAACGGGAAGCTGGAGCTTATGACTAAGGTCGAAATGAAGCAGAAGCTCGGTATCCCATCTCCTAACCTGGCTGATGCGCTGATGATGTGTATGCATTGCCCGGAGTCGGCTGCGCAACCCGACTATTCCAGTTACTCAATTCCTTGTGGTGTAGGTTGATATGGCAGAAAAAAAGATGACTGACTGGCATCGCAAGGTGCTGTGCAACTTTGATAATGCCTGGTCAGCAACGCAGGATATGCGTGAGCAGATTATTGAGGCTCAACGTTTCGTCCGGGTATCCGGCGCACAGTGGGAAGGCAGCACAAACGCTGGTTACTCATTTGATGAAGGCAGGTTTGAGCATTATCCGCGCTTTGAACTGAATAAGATTGCCCGTGAATGTGATCGCATCATTGGCGAGTATCGACAGAATCGCATAAGCGTTAAATTCAGGCCGAAGGACGATAAGGCATCGGAAGCGTTAGCCGAAAAGATGAACGGCAAATTCCGCGCTGACTATCAGGAAACATCCGGTGGCGAAGCGTGTGATAACGCATTTGATGATGCCGTAACGGGCGGATTCGGTTGTTTCCGCATGTGTGCCGATTACGAAGATGAAATGGATCCTAGTAATGAGCAGCGGCGCATCAGCCTTCTTCCTGTTTACGACCCGGCGACATGCGTCTTCTTCGATCAGGACAGCAAGCAATATGACCGCTCTGATGCTATGTGGGCTATGGAAATGTTCTCCATGACGCCTAAAGCGTTCGAGGCTGAATACCCTGATTCCATCGCGGCAAGCCTTTCTCGTGATGACACTGGTACTCAGTATGACTGGTCAACGCCAGATGCCATCTATGTTGGACGTTACTACGAAGTCCGCATAGAGAAGGTGAAGCTCACAGCATGGCGTAACCCTGTCAGCGGAGAAACGGCAATCTATGATGAAGAGCAAATCAAAGATATTGTCGACGAGCTGACCGATGGTGCATTCGAACTGATTGGCGAGCGAACGGTGAAGAAGCGCCGAGTTTATTGCGGTCTTCTGTCTGGCGCTGAATGGCTGGAAGAACCGAAGCGTATTCCGGGCGAACATATTCCTCTCATCCCGGTATATGGGCGTCGCTCATTTGTTGATAATCAGGAGCGAATCGAAGGCCACGCAGCAAAAGCGATGGATGCACAGCGTCTTGAGAACCTGATGGTTTCCATGATTGCAGATAACGCCACTCAGGCTGGCGGTGATGGCATTCCTGTAGTTGATGTTGACATGATTCCTGGTCCTCTTGCCACTCATTGGGCGGAGCGCAACAAAAAGCGCCCGGCGTTCCTGCCGATGGTCAGTCTGAAAAACAAAAACGGAGATATTACTGCGCAGGCTCAGGTCAGCAGTTATACACCTCCGACACAAATGCCTCCAGCTCTTGCCGGGCTATTGCAGTACACCGGAACGGCTATTCAGCAAATTACAGGTGCGTCGCAGCTTGAGAACATGCCGAGCAACGTCGCCACCGATACCGTTGATAGCATCTTTAACCGGATGGATACGCAGTCCTATATCTACATGGACAACATGGCTAAATCCATGCGTCGCGCTGGCGTTGTGTGGCTTTCTATGGCGCGTGAAGTCTATGGCAGCGATACGCCGATGCGTATCGTTAATGAGGACGGCAGCGATGACGTGGCGCTGATGACTGGTGAAGTGGTTGACCGTCAGACAGGGCAGGTTATCGCGCTTAACGACCTTTCGCAGGGTAACTACGAAGTGACTGTCGATGTCGGTCAGTCGTTCGCTACTCGCCGTGATGCAACGGTTAAGTCGTTACTTTCCATGCTGGCACTTATCCCGCCAGGGACGCCGAAGCACGACCTTGTATCGTCGATGATTCTCGACAATATGGACGGCGAAGGGATGGGCGACCTTAAAGAATACAACCGCAATCAGTTGCTTCTGTCTGGCGTTATCAAGCCGAGAACGCCTGAAGAACAGCAAATGGTTGAGCAGGCGAAACAACAACAGGCCAGTCAGCCAGATCCGGCTATGGTTGCAGCGCAAGGTCAGCTTCTTGCTGGTCAGGCTGAATTGCAGAAAGCGCAGAACGAACAGGCAGCCATTCAGGTTAAAGCATTCCAGGCACAGACTGATGCTCAGGTTGCAGCGGCAAATGTTGTGAAAATCCTCGCATCTGCCGATAGCCAGCAAAAATCTGATATCCGTGAGGCGCTGAAACTGCTCGGACAGTTCCAGCAACAGCAAGGAGATAATGCCCGTGCTGATGCAGAGCTTGTCCTGAAGAGTCAGGCGCAGGGCCATGCGCAGCGCATGGGCATCAGCAGCATCCTGCAAAAATCAACTCAGCAACAACCACAGCAGTAATTAACCCATAACGTGCAATGGCTGTCTTTATGAGGCCTGGCACCCTATTGCCTTCCGATGGGCTGAACATCGAGTAAACAGGGGTAACAAATGGACCAGATGGCAGAAAACACACCAGAAGTTGAAATCGAAACCGACGCGTCAGAGCAGATTCCTGATGATGTCGAACTGGCTGAAGAAGTCGAAACAGAAGATGGCAGTGAGTCCTCCGGCAATGATGCAGAGGAAGCTACTGAAACTGATGGCGACGAATCAGAACAGGAATTCTACTTTGGTGACGAAAAGCTGGATTCGCCAACCAGCGAAGATGGCGCAGAGCATGGACTGGTAAAACACCTGCGCAAGACGATTAAAGAGAAAGACCGCGAGCTGAAAGAGCTGATGCGTCAGTCTCAGAAACCCGTCGAGCAGCAGCCGGTAATCACTCAACCACCGCGAATGCCAAAACTGGATGATGAGGACATCGGTTTCGATGAAGAAATCTATCAGCAACGCATGGCTAAGTGGGCAGAGGATAACGGCAAGTACCAGCAACAGGAGATGGCTCGCAAGCAGAAGGAGCAGGAGCTTCAGGCTGCCTATCAAGAGCGATTATCCAAATATCAGCAACGTGTTAAGGCTCTCAAAGTTCCTGGCTATCAGGAAGCTGAGCAGGCCGTACTCGAGGAAATCCCCATCGAGACACAAAACGCGATCCTGTTTGAGTCAGAGAAGCCGGAAATCGTTGTTCTGGCACTCGGTCGCAACGCTGAACTGCGCAAGCAACTGGCAGAAGCTACCAACCCCGTAGCAATTGGTCGTCTGCTGGAACGTATCGAATCGAAGGCCAGAATCATGCCAAAAGCAAAAAACACGGCAGCCACAACCCCGACAGTTAAGGGGAGCAACGGCGCAGTAATCAATAACCTCGACAAACTGAAAGCCAAGGCGCTGGAAACTGGTGACTGGACGCCGTATTTCGCCGCTAAAAAGGCAAAAAAATAACCTATCGGAGCATTAAGCATGGCTAACCAATTAGCAAAAGACCTTGAAATCATGTTCGAAAACTACGTTGAAGGCTTTGAGGCCGCCTGCGTAGTTTCCCGTAACGCTAAAAAATTCCGTCCCGGTGATACAGCAATGCAGCGAGCAGGTGATGTTCTGTATCGTCCGCAGCATTACCACATGAATATTGAGGAAGGCCTCGACCTCAGCAGCAAAACGCCAACAGCACTGGTTCAGCGCCTTGTTCCTTCTGTGTTCAAGGAGCCGAAAAACATTCTGTACACTCTGGATGCGCGTGAAATGCGTGACCCGGAACATAAAACTGAAGCTGGTCGCGCCGCAGGTATGCGCCTTGCTGCACAGATTGACTCTGACCTGATTTCCATGGTCACGCAGCGTGCTACTAACGTGATCACGATGGCTGACTCAACCACAGGTACACAGGGCCGTGATTTGTGGAACTGTGCGGCAGGCATTGATGCCACCATGACGGCGATTGGTGTACCTCAGGGCATCAACCGTCGCTCTTTCTGGAACCCCTTCAACTACAAAGATCTTGCAGGCGAGCTTGGTCACCGTGCCTATGCTCAGGGCGCAACCCTGACAGCATACGAAAAAGCGCAGATCCCTCCGGTTGCTTCCTTTGATAGCTACAAGACCGATATTTCTGGTCGATTACCGAAAGGAAGCGCTGAATCCTTGACAGTATCAGGCCAACCTGAACACAAGGTTGAAGCGAAAGATTCAAATGGTATGCCAGTTGATAACCGACAGGGGACTATTACGGTATCTGCATCTGGCTTGCAGGTTGGTGATGCGTTCACCATTGCCGGTGTGAATTCCGTACACCAGATCACAAAAGATACCACCGGGCAACCGCAGGTATTCCGTGTTCTGGCTGTTAGCGGAACTACCGTAACAATCTCTCCAAAGATTCTCCCTGTTGAAAATGCCGATGTTGCGAGTCGTCCATATGCAAACGTCGATGCCAAGCCGGCAGCATCAGCAGCAATCACCATTCTCAACAAGAACGCAGCACCTGCTAACCTGTTCTGGGCTGATGGTTCTGTTGAGCTGATGTACGGCAAACTGGCGTTCCCGACTGGTCAGGGTCCACAGGTAATGACAGCAACCACCGAGCAGGGCGCTACGCTGATCATGTCTTACGCCTTCGACCACATCAAAGGTGTAACCACTGCTCGTTTCACCACTCTGTACGGTTGCTCTGTACTTGTTCCTGAATATACGGGCATCGTTATTGCCGGGCAGTAATTTTGGTGGGGCTTCGGCCCCATTTTTATTGGGAGAAGACAATGGCACGAACAATGCTCTATAAGCCTGGCAACATGATCACCTGTGGTCAGTTTGCTGTCGATTACATCATTGTTGATGACGAAGAAGTTAAATCTCACCTGAAAAAAGGCTGGGTAAAAACTCCTGAAGAAACCGCAACGAAGCATAAAGTGGCTAAGGCGGAAGAAGATGGCGAAAACGAAGGGTGATCTCGTTCTTAAGGCTTTACGAAAAGCCGGGCTGTATTCCAATGCCACGTTGACAGATGCTGACCCTCAGGCAATTGAAGATGCCATTAATGACCTCGAAGACATGATGGCAGCATGGCAGGCTAAAGGTATCGAGCTTGGATATCAGTTTGCTGATACAGAAAACGGCATCATGCCGTTACCTGACGATGATTCAGGTATCCCTGCATGGGCAAATGATGGCGTCGCTTTGAAACTCGCTGTGCAAGTGTGCATGGATAACGTCATTCAGCCGTCAGACGCTCTCCTTACCGCTGCTGACAGTGCATATCAGACAATCTGTATCGCTTTAACCAAAATACCACCACTTGAGCGGCGAAATGACATGCCTCGCGGTAGTGGTAACAAAAGCGCGTTTACGTGGAATCGGTTTTACATCGAGAAAGATGATCCGAGTACGTGAGGTGAATAAATGCCGATTCAGCAACTTCCGCTTATGAAAGGTGTCGGCAAAGACTTTCGAAACGCCGACTATATCGACTATCTGCCAGTGAATATGTTGGCTACACCCAAAGAAATACTCAACAGCAGCGGATATCTTCGCTCATTCCCGGGCATTGCCAAACGTTCTGATGTGAATGGTGTATCGCGCGGTGTCGAGTACAACATGGCGCAGAATGCTGTTTATCGCGTGTGTGGTGGCAAGTTGTATAAGGGAGAAAGCGAGGTCGGTGATGTTGCCGGAAGTGGTCGCGTATCAATGGCGCATGGTCGAACATCTCAGGCGGTAGGCGTTAATGGTCAACTGGTCGAGTATCGCTATGATGGCACGGTTAAAACAGTCTCAAACTGGCCTACAGACAGCGGATTCACTCAGTATGAGTTAGGTTCGGTTCGCGACATTACGCGTTTACGTGGGCGTTATGCGTGGTCAAAAGACGGCACTGATTCATGGTTTATCACTGACCTTGAAGACGAATCGCATCCTGACCGTTACAGCGCACAATATCGTGCCGAGTCTCAGCCGGACGGCATCATCGGTATCGGGACATGGCGAGACTTCATCGTCTGCTTTGGTTCATCGACTATTGAATATTTCTCCCTGACTGGCGCAACCACCGTTGGTGCTGCTTTGTATGTCGCACAGCCATCACTGATGGTGCAAAAAGGCATCGCCGGGACTTACTGCAAAACGCCGTTTGCTGATTCGTATGCGTTCATCAGTAATCCGGCAACGGGTGCGCCGTCTGTATACATCATCGGCTCCGGTCAGGTGTCACCAATCGCCAGCGCGAGCATTGAGAAAATCCTCCGCTCCTACACTGCTGATGAACTGGCTGATGGTGTGATGGAATCGCTGCGATTTGATGCTCATGAGTTGCTGATTATCCACCTTCCGCGCCATGTTCTCGTGTACGACGCATCTTCAAGCGCCAATGGTCCGCAATGGTGTGTGCTGAAAACAGGTCTGTATGACGATGTGTACCGCGCTATCGACTTCATTTACGAAGGCAATCAGATAACGTGCGGCGATAAACTGGAGTCCGTGACCGGGAAATTGCAATTCGACATCAGCAGCCAGTACGACAAGCAACAGGAACATCTGCTGTTTACTCCGCTGTTCAAAGCGGATAACGCAAGAGTGTTCGACCTTGAGGTTGAATCTTCAACTGGTGTTGCGCAGTACGCCGACCGCTTGTTCCTTTCTGCAACCACTGACGGCATCAATTACGGGCGTGAGCAGATGATTGAGCAGAATGAACCGTTCGTTTACGACAAACGCGTTTTGTGGAAGAAAGTAGGGCGCATCAGGAAAAACATTGGCTTCAAATTGCGCGTTATCACGAAGTCACCTGTCACTCTGTCTGGCTGCCAGATAAGGATTGAGTAATGGCTGATTCGAATCTCAACACCCCTGTTATTGTGCAGGCGACGTGGCTCGATACATCAATCCTTCCACGCAATATCTTCTCGCAGTCATATCTGCTGTACGTTATTGCACAGGGCACTGATGTTGGTAACGTGGCGAACAAGGCCAACGAAGCAGGGAAGGGGGCTTATGATGCACAGGTGAAGAATGATGAGCAGGATGTCACCCTTGAAGACCATGAATCCAGAATTGCTGCTGCTGAAGAAACTCTCGTCAATCATGAACATAGAATTGCAGCAGCGGAAAGCACTCTTGCAGATCATGAAACAAGGATTACGGCTGCTGAAACAGAGCTGGCTGATCACGAGACGCGAATTGCTGCCAATGAATCTGAGTTAGCAAACCATGATGCGCGAATAACTCAGAATAAAACCGATATCGACGCACTTGATACCAGGCTCACAGCGGCAGAGGGAAGTATTTCAACGCTACAAAGCACAGTTGGTGATCACTCTACAAGAATATCTGCGCTTGAGTATGCCACTACTCGCAAGAAGTCAGAGGTTGTTTACTCTGGCGTATCAGTAACCATCCCGACAGCGCCTACCAACCTTGTTAGCCTACTGAAAACGATCACGCCGTCATCCGGCACGTTGGCACCATTCTTCGACACCGTTAACAACAAGATGGTTGTGTTCAACGAGAACAAAACCTTGTTCTTCAAGCTGTCGATCGTCGGGACGTGGCCCAGCGGAACAGCCAACAGGTCAATGCAGCTAACCTTTTCCGGTTCTGTTCCTGACACGTTGGTTAGCAGTCGTAATGCGGTGACAACAACCGACAACATCCTGCTAGCTACGTTCTTCAGCGTGGATAAAGACGGCTTTCTTGCCACAAATGGCAGCACGTTAACCATTCAGTCGAATGGAGCGGCGTTTACTGCCACAACCATCAAGATAATCGCGGAGCAGTGATGATTCAGTTCAAACCAACGCGAAACATCGACCTGATAGAAGCAGTCGGAAATCACCCTGACATTATCGCCGGTAGCAACAACGGCGATGGATACGACTACAAACCTGAATGCCGTTACTTTGAGGTGAACGTGCACGGGCAGTTTGGCGGCATTGTTTACTATCAGGAGATTCAGCCGCAGACATTCGATTGCCACGCCATGTACCTGCCAGAGGTTCGTGGATTCAGCAAGGAAATCGGGCTGGCGTTCTGGCGATACATTCTGACTAACACCACCGTTCAGTGCGTCACATCGTTCGCCGCACGCAAATTCCGCCACGGGCAGATTTATTGCGCAATGATTGGCCTTAAGCGTGTCGGAACCATCAAGAAATACTTTAAAGGCGTGGATGACGTGACTTTTTACAGCGCCACACGCGAAGAACTAATCGACTTCCTGAATCACGGGAGATAGCCATGTTATATGCATTTAAGCTGGGCAGAAAACTGCTCGGCGAGGAACCTTGGTGCCCTGAAAAAGGCGGGAAAAGTGGCAGCTCTGATAAAAGCGCAAAGTATGCCGCAGAAGCTCAGAAGTATGCCGCAGACCTGCAGAATAAGCAGTGGCAGACGATCATGAAAAACCTTGCTCCGTTCACGCCACTCGCTCAGCAGTACGTATCACAATTGCAGAATCTTTCCTCTCTTCAGGGGCAAGGTCAGGCACTTAACCAGTATTACAACTCTCAGCAGTACAAAGATCTTGCTGGTCAGGCTCGCTATCAGAGTCTGGCTGCAGCGGAAGCAACAGGTGGATTGGGTTCCACTGCAACCGGTAATCAGTTAGCAACAATCGCACCAACGCTTGGTCAGCAGTGGCTGTCTGGTCAGATGAACAACTACCAGAATCTGGCAAATATTGGTCTTGGCGCACTGCAAGGTCAGGCAAACGCCGGGCAGACATATGCCAACAACATGAGTCAGATTTCGCAGCAAAGTGCGGCTCTTGCCGCTGCTAATGCCAATAAACCATCAGGTCTTCAGACAGCAATTAGCGGCGGAGCTTCAGGAGCTATGACTGGCGCTGCTCTTGGCTCTATTGTTCCCGGACTTGGCACTGGATTAGGTGCGGCAATTGGCGGCGGACTTGGCCTGCTTGGTTCGTTGTTTTAAGGGGTAATCATGGCTACTTGGCAAGGATCAAATGGCGGATTGTTAGCTGGTATCGGCGGCGTCAACTCAAACGCTCCGAGCGTAAATGACATCGGCAATACGCTTCAGCTTATCAGGCAGAACAATGATATTGAGCGTTCAGGCGCTAACAATGTTGGGCTGACTGCTTTGCAAGGTCTTTCAGGTATTGCGGGGGTGTTTCAGCAGGAAAAGCAGGCTCAGCGGCAGAAAGAATTTCAGCAGGCGTACGCTAATGCTTATGCGTCTGGTGATCGCGGTGCTTTGCGTCAGTTGGCTACTCAATATCCAGACCAGATTGAATCCGTTCGTAAAGGCATGGGATTCATTGATGAAGACCAGCGTAATTCTATCGGCACATTAGCGGCTGGCGCCCGCCTTGCGTCATCGTCTCCAGAAGCAATGCAATCATGGCTGCAAAACAACGCCAAGGAACTGACTCGCGTCGGTGTTGACCCTAACAGCGTTGCTCAGATGTATCAGCAGAATCCTTCAGGATTTGGTGAGTTTGTTGATCACCTTGGGATGGCTGCTCTTGGTCCAATTGATTACTTCAATGTTCAGGACAAGATGGCTGGTCGTGAGATTGATCGCGGAAAACTTGCAGAGACAATCCGCAGCAATCAGGCTGGCGAGGCGCTAACAGCACGAGGCCAGAACATCACGATGCGCGGTCAGGACTTATCTGCTTCTACTGCGCGACGCGGGCAGGATTTGGCAATGCAGCGAGCGTCAACAAGAGGAACCGCTGGGAATGATGAGCGTACAGTTCAGTTATCAGATGGCAGAACTGTAACGGTAGGCGGGAAACTTCACGGCGCTGGGGCTAATGCGTTCTACGAAGGCATCGACAACGAGGGGAATATGGTTCGCGTGCCTGCCAGTTCAATCGCAGCGCCTGCAACATCGTCTGCATCAGCACAAAACTATGCCATGAAGAAGGATATCGACGCGATCGCAAATGCAGACGCTTCTGCTCTCGATTTCATGACAGGAATGACAGGCGGTGCAGGTAATCCAGCAATTGGTGCTGATGTTCGCAGCCGATTAACAGGAAAAGAGCAGCGCCAGTTATATAACTCAGCACAACGTATTCAGGGCAGAATGCAGAATCAGGGTGTGGCGGCAGCAAGGGATATGGGTGCCAGTGGTATTAACACCGTTGCAGAAGCGAAGATGTATTTTCAGGGGATGCCGCAGGTTGACTATTCAAGCCCGGAGGCTATGCAGCAGTCGATTCGTGAGATTCAGGAATACACCAACAATTACAATCAACAATATAACGTTGATGTTGGTAAATCTCAGCGGCAGAAATCTCAACCTGCACAGGTATCACAGCCAGCAGCCAGCAGTAACTTTTCTTCACTATGGGGTGATTAATGGCTAAAGCATGGAAAGATGTTATCGCCTCTCCACAGTATCAGGCGTTAGCACCAGAACAAAAAGCGCAG